CGGGGATGGCTCCGCAGTTTACCTTAATAAACGGTTTCTTGGCGCGAGCACTGTGGTTATGAATGGTCTCAGCAATCAGCTCCTTGCCGGTTCCTGATTCACCATTGATCAAAATGGTGGAGTCTACCTCTGCCAATCGAACTACCGTCTCCAAAAGCTTTCTCATTTCGCTAGATTTGCTTATTATTTTATCTGTACCACTGTAAATTCGCAGGGTTTTTAACTGGCTTTCATAGTGTTGACTTAATCCCTGAACCTTCTCCAATTTCTGTTTCAGCATATTGAGTTCCGTAATATCCCGAACATTGCAAACCACGCGAAATATATTGCCGTTTTTATCAAAGACCGGGCTGCCTGTAGCCAAAGTAGTCTTGCCGCTTCTGGTTTCTTGAATAATAGTCACGGTCTCTTTGCGCGCAAGGGCCAGAGAGCTTACCGATTCGGAAACAATCCCCTCCTGTGCTATGTCATCCACATACCTTCCTAAAAATTCGCGTCCATTAACGCCGGTTATCATTTCAAAAGCTTGATTTAAACGTAATGTCATCCCATTGCCATCCGTAATATAAAGACCGTCATAAGATGATTCAATAATGGCATCCAGCTCTTCATTGAGTTCTTTAACATATTTTAATTCCCGCGACAACTCTTCCAGTTCGGAAATATCTTGCAAAACACCAACTGCTCCAATTATCTCGCCATCCTTAATTATCGGTGAACGATTGGAGATAAAATAGTGGTTATTCAACATAATCTTCTGCAAGGTCTCAACCTGTGTCGAGAGGCTAAAAGGAAGATAAAGGTAGCGTAGACATTTATTAATTACATGTCTTTCTATTACAATAGAAGATCCATTAGTTTTAATAAGCAATCTGAACACAATTCAATATTCCATATGTTTCCTCTACGCATCGTTGATCGAGAAGATATTTCAAATGTTTCAATTTCCCTAGAACATAATGAACAATACATCATATCAATAGAGAATGGACTTTCCGTAAGGGAAAGTGAAATATTGTTTGGCCTTCTAAAATCTTTGTCCTCAACTATATATTCAATTTTCTTAGGAAAGTCTATTGCCCAAGCACTATCTATTCGATTTTCTTTGGTATTTTCAGATGGAATTTTATCAGGTTGCTCAATAGAAGATTCATAATATGCCCTATAAACTAATGGCTTGCGTTTGAGTGCGTTTGCCGGATTGCATATTACTTTTAGAGTAGGGTTCTCATCGTTAATCCCAGTTATACGGTAGATAAAATAATCTTCTTGTAATTTACAAGCCATTTGCCACTCTGTGTCGGTAATTTCAAATGAGGGGGATTCCCCCGTCGTTGTTTTTACTTCGATAAATTTCAATCTCCCATCAGGAAAATAACTTTGAATATCATATCCTGCCCGTGGAGAATACGCACTTATTCTCCGTACTCGTTTTGACAAACTCGGGTAACCTGATAATTGTCTCTTTTCTTCCATTAAGGCAAATTGCTCACCTTTTTCTCCAATACTTTGCTGTTCTATATATTGTTTGACATAACTATCTTTATCATCATCAACGATAGGTTTCGAGCAATATTTGCCACTCTTCATATATACAATTCCACACGCCAATAACCAATCTAGCCGATCTCTTATTACTGATGGAGTAGTCCACTTTGGATATTGATTGGATGCAATATCTAATATGTCTTCTGCTGATTTTGGTTCTGCCTTAACAAGGTCTACTATTTCCTCGAAATAGAATATTCTATCAGATAAAAATTCAAACATTAATTCTTCTTTAACACGGTAGTCTATAATGCTATGCCATTGGTTCGCCCATTCGGATAAAATCAGATCGCTATTCGCAGTTTTTTTAAGAAAAGTTTTGCGTATAAAGAATGCAGCTTGCCCATAACTTGATGGCCAACCTATATTATTCCGAATCCATATAGCCAGAGACATAATAGATACCGGTTGATTATTTTTAACCCAAACAAAAATCGAGTTAAGAGAATATAAATATGTATCTGGAGAACCAGGCAGTCTTCTAATAGTATTTTGCTTTTCCAATTGATTAGTTCCCCCCGACAGGACAATAGATATAAATTACCTGGGTGGCAGAGAGACAACCCAACTACGTAAATTTTCAAGATTCTCGCAGTTATAAGTCTGCAACTCAGCCGTAGTTATGGCTTCTCTTGCTTTTTTGGTTTTAATACC